CTGCTGAACAACTGTGCCAGCCCCACCACTCCCACCCTGCATATCCTTATTGCTGATGACATTGCCATTATCGCCGGGGATCATGTATTGCTTGCCGGTTCCCGCCTGGTATATCTCAGGTGCACCGCCCTCACCGACTCGATACATTTCGCCTGCTGATACAGGGCCTCCGTTTTTACGAGCGCCAGCCATGGCCAGTCCCTTAGACGCTGCTAGCGCTGTGCCATAAGCAGTGGTACCGACCGTAGAAGCTCCACCCATTGTCGCGATGGACGCGCTCACTGCCGCTGGTGCCCATGCCGCCGCTGCTGCGGTTGCCTGTGCTGCTGTTGCAGCAAGAGCAGTAGTAGCCGCCGCCTGCCCCATAATCATATTTTTGACCTGCTGCATACCCATTTGGACTAATGCATTAACACCCTCTTGGATTATTGTTGCAGCAAGATTCTTCATAGCCTCTTCTGCTGACTGAGTACCCGTCAGAAGCCCAGTCAGCATATTGGTTGTGCGCTGACCTAAAGCATCAATGGAGCTCGCTAAATATTGGTTGGATTGGCTTTGGTTCCTCCAGATTTCCCACTGAGCAGCTAGTCGAGCTTGTTCATACTGGGTATTGGCGGCATTGCGAAGAGCTAGTGCCTGCTGCTCAGTTAGCGTTTTATCCTCTTCAAATTTTTGAATCAGTGCTAACTTTTGAGCGTTTTCATTAGCCAACGCCTGCACCGGGTCAACTAATGCGGCATTTTGCTGTTGTGGCATTACTGCGCTGGCGGCTGATGCCTCGGCAATAGCTCTGGAGTAGTCAGCGGATATTTGAGCACGACGTTGCTGTGACTGTTCGAAAGATATATCACCTGCCGCGAGCTGTCGGTCTAACTGTGATAAATCCAACTTACGTTGCTGCTCGGCCTTGGCGACACTATCAGCATCGATCGCAGCCTTTTTATCAGCTATGCGTTGTTGAATATCAAATATCTGACCGGCTTGTTGTGTGGCCTGCTGGATCTGCTGCTGAGACGCGCCTGAACCTAAGTCCTGAACAGCAGCAAGTTGCGCGGCTTCACGATTGAGTCCTTTTGTCTTTAATTCAGCAACGGCCATTTCATTGCTTAAATCCTGCAATGATTTAACCCGGCGTTTCTCTGCTGCTTCGGCGGCGGTTTCTTCCTTCGTGGCTGCGGCAGTTTCCTTTTTCAGCGCAGCCTGTGCAACTTGCTTATCATAAGCGGCACCAGCCTGTTCGCGGCCAATTCTGACAGTATTGTCATCAGCATTAATAGCTCGAAGTTCTTGCTCTGTTTTTAGTTGTGCGCGCTTACGTAAGTCTGTTTCAGCAAGCAATTCATTTTGTTGGTATAGGTCATCTAAAACCTTCTGTGCTTTTGGGTCTCGTTGAATGGATAAGCTAGTTGAGTTAAACCGCTCTTTGGAAACCGCTCTTTGGCCCCACTAGCGACGTTAATTGCTTGTCCTAACTTATTCATCATTCCAGCGACAACGCCCGCTTCCTGACCATCTCTTCTGAGGAGATCTATTCCTTCAAGCAAAGTTCCATTTAATGCAGCTCTGCCGATATTTACAGCGTTTTGTGTCTTATCTACTCTATTTTGTGCAATTGAAAGTTCATTGGCTGCAATCGCAAGCCTGTCTTGAGCACCAGTTAACGCCTCTGCCGCTTGTCGTCCCGTTGTCGTATTTAACCCGTAATCTTTTATTACTTTAGTGTAATTACTGACGCTATAAGCAGCGTTGTCATAGGCTTCTTGGGCCACTGCCAATGATTTATTTAATATTGGCATTGATGAATTGAGTTTTGCTATTTCAGCACCAAGCTGAACGTTGCTCATCTCTTTCATTTTTCCGACTAAAGCAGATACTCCGTCAGCAAGTTCATTAGCCTCTTTCTTGGCTTCCTGTGCTTTTTGGTAGAAATAGAATATTGCCCCGGCCGCTAATGTAGCTGCTCCAACAGGACCACCGACTAACGACAAAGCACCACGCAACAAGCCACCAGATATAGATGCCGCAGAGGCCGCCGCAGACGCTTGCTTTTGAGCCAAGACGTTAGCAACAAGCGCCCGATTATAATTACCAGTAGCAGTTGCTGCCTCAAGGCGAGCAGCCGATAATCTCACTTCGGCTGCTGTCGAGTTTGCAGCATTGAATACACTCGCCTTTTGCATCTGCGCGAGTGTTATCTCCTCAATTGCTCTGACTTTCGCTGACTGAGCCGCAATAAGGTTAGCTGCTGACTGATTAGCTGCGGCCTGTGCTGCAAGATTGTCAGCCAAAGCAGCTTGACGCGCTGATGATGCTTTTTGCACCTGAGCCGCCGATGCTAATGTGAGTGCAGCAACGTAGCGAGAACCGATTATTCCTGCAACAACACCAATAACAGTAGCGATCGATTCAAGGTTTTCACTGAGTGAAATAACTGATGAATTAAATACATTCAATGCTGTATTGACTGAAGATGATTCACCAACAAATTTAGTAATGTTATTAGAAGCAACGGTAAATGCCTGCCCCATAGTGAGAACGGTATTGCCGAACTCTTTGGCGATCGCATCGCTTTGCTTCAGCAGTCCATTAACAACAACGTCGGTTGTTAACTTACCTTCAGCCGCCATAGCGCGTAGCTGACCAACGGTAACGCCGAGTGAATCAGCCAAACCAACGGCCAACCGGCTGCCGTTCTCTGAAATAGAGTTAAACTCTTCCCCGCGCAGCACACCAGAAGCTAATGCTTGTGAAAGCTGGATCATGGTCGAGCTGGCTTCTTCGGCTGTTGCACCAGAAACCACCAGCCCTTTGTTAATCGTGGTTGTTAATTTGGCTAGGTCTGCCGTACTGGTTCCCGCACTTCTCGTGGCCCTTTCCAATCGCCCGTATAACGTGGCGGTTGCCTCAAGACCAGCGCGTGTATCCTGAGAAATATCAAATACACGATTAGTTACGGTGAATAAATCTTCATTAGCCCTTACTGCGTTAACCAACTTATTACTTACTGTTACCCATGCATTTCCGTATTCGGCAACCTACTGGACTGACAACGCGGTTGCTAATGAGGTTGCCACACGACTTAACGAAAACATGGACTTTTCAGCGCGTTCAACTGACTTTGCAGTTGAATCAAATTTCCCTTCCATCTGATCAAGACGACTATTTACCTGTTGCTGTGACGTGATCAGCTTGCCTAATTCCATGTCTACCTGATAGACAATCCCGCCCACATCTTTTCCATCAGACATTCTTCGCTAACCTCGCCTTTTCTTGAGCAATTAAACGTTCCTGGAGGCGATCATCAGCATCCATGATTTCATCGTATTCTTCGCGGGTGAATCCTTTATCTTCTGGGTACTTAGCTTTGAGCAGTAACTGAAACTCGGTCATCGTTAACTGCTCGGCTTCAGCACGGGACATGTTGAAATGAATTCTGGCTGAGTTGATGTAATCCATTGCATTAAATTCGGTGCTGTAATCGTTGTTACCTTCATTCTTTTGTAGCTTTCTTATTTTGGCTTTGCCGATCACACCATGCTCAATTAATTCTTTAGCTATGGTAATTACTACTTCTTTAGAAATTTTACCCGGACGGTAAACAATACAATTACGCCAGCCTTTGAACTCACCTATAAGCTCCGCTACTGGCATGTCGCAACAAGCCTCGATAACCCTTATAGCGGCAGCAAGAATATGAGCAGAGCATTGCTTGATAGCCTTACTTGGTATTAACGATGCTGGCAGGTTGGCATTTATTGCCGGAGTCAAAACCTGATTTAATTCAGAACCGTTCAACACTGCGTATGTTTCGACAATCTCAGTGGCTGCACCGATTCTTGTCATATTCTTTAATGATGGACGGAAGAAATAATCTTGCTGACTCACAGTGTCAGACAGGAGCATTTCGCCAATATCAAGCATCGGTGTCATGGGGAGTCCTGAAATTTAGGTAATAAAAAAACCCACAGTTAAGTGGGTTGGGCTTTGGTCGTAGGACTTAACTAATTAAGCAACTTCAGCGCCGTGGATCAGGTGGCGCAGAGCTTCTACCCCGTTAGCGTTGTAGCGGAACGCCTCAACTTGCCCTGTCAGCTGGATCCAAGAGGCAACAATAACTATCCAATTCACCGGTGTAATACCGACGCCGAAGGAGGTATTTCGTAATTCGTCAGGTGATTTTTATCGCTGCTCTTGTGAATTGATCGATGATAATGGGAAAAGTTATACAACAAGTAATTATGGTTTTTGTAAGTTGCACTCACCACATAAAGAATTTAAGCGATTCACTGGTTAGGTAGAAAGAAAAATCCAATACGGATTCAACACAATAATAAGGGAAAAGAATATGGGCGAGTCGAACAAATCACTGTTTATAGTCATATGGATAATTACGTTCTTCCCATGCTACAGGATGGCAAGAAAAGCTGGGTTTGGGTGGCCTATGGCTATCTTGTTGTCCATTCCCGTTATCCACTACATAACACTATACTTCTTCGCTTTCAGAAAGTGGCCGACTTTGCCTAACGCATAACAGAAAGCCAGCCTGAGTGGGCTAATCAGTCTTTGTGGTTCTTTTCTTATAGACGCTTCTTATTATTCCTAACGCTGTAAATACAACCCCAAGAAAGATTAAGAGAGCACCATAACGAATGTGATTTTCCCTTGCGGCTATCAGAAAAATGTTATCTACGCACTGCTGATCAATCAGTGCGCAAGTGGACATGTTATACGCTATTATTGACCATACAACCCCTGCAATCAATGCACCCAAACCCCAAGTCGTCATATCCCATCCTTTTATGGTCTTTCGACATTTTAAATAAGCAAAAACCCGCCGGAGCGGGCTTGAAGTCAACTACCGTTGCGTTTTTTCGCAATATATTCCCCAATATTATTGGTTAGACTTTCACGAACTTTGACAATGGCTTGATCTCTTATGGTCGTTATAGCTTGCTTTTGATTATCGTCTAATTCTTCCCACTGAGATGCATCAGGGCCAATAGAATCATGATATTTATTCAATTCATCATCACAATGCCCAAACGCCTTTGAGGAAATATCTGCGGTAGGGGCTGATGTGCCGGCTTGCGTATCTGCATAACTGAAAATGCATTTGCTCAAGCTTTCAGCTGTTTTTTCTAAATCACTCGCATTCGCCCCAAAACAAACTAAAAACACTAAACTAATTATTCTTAAGTTCATATGCGCATCCAATCGACAAAACCGCCAAAATCCTACCACGACATTTTCTATAGCTACAATTGCTATATAACAGAGAAAGGAATCGATTTCCTTCTAGATGATGGCGGGCTGAGTGCGATATTGAACGTTCAAACAGACTTACTCAAGACAGACACGACTCCGCAAAAGCGCTAAATCAAAAACCTATATTCGAAAAGCTCAAGCAAGAACTCACTGACGCCCCATTTGATTTAGTTAAAGACATTAGTAAAACGTGGCTAACCAAACAAATAAAAGACAGGCTTGGCTTGATAGATTCAGATATAGCTGAAGCTAGAACACAAAGACTCGCACTCGACGGGTTGTTTAGCGCACGGACGCGTTAGAAAGCAAAGCCCATTTCGGGTTTTGCTTGTGTAGGTACTATTATTTACTCTTCAAGATACCTACCACTTATCTCATCCAATGCACAGGAAAGCATCTTAACTGCCCTGCATTGCCTGTCTTTCCCGGCACTTCGATTGAATGGCGACTTACAAAACTGACTCATTTTCCCAGCCCAGTAAGCTTTAACTATTGAGGAGTCCACCAGCTTTATACATGCAGTATGTTCTTTCACGGAATAACTACGAATACATGCTGCTTCTGATACCAGAGCTATGGCAGGTACTGGCATATTTTCATTTATCGGAGAGGAAACAGAAAACGCCGGACTTGATATAAGTAAGATGCTTAGAAGTAATTTCATGTTAATTCCTTGTGTAAAACATGTGAAATATAAAACTACCTCCTAATTAACTAAACTTCATATTAAGAATATTCCGTGCAAATATTACGATGTAAAAAAAAGTGTACGGTGAAGGAAACAAAAACCAACTGAGCGGTTGGTTTTTCAGTGTACGGACGCGCCAGAAAGCAAAAGACCCGCATTCAACGGGTCTAATTTTGCATCTGCTGCCTTACTTCGGCTTCTTGTAGTTTATGGTGACTTCCATTCCACTGGTTGGCTTATTGGGTTCATACTTCCATTTGTAGATAGAATCTAAGGCTGATTTCTCAAAGAGATTTCTCGGCTCAGCTTCAACCACCTTTGCATTCTCAACTTTTCCGGCAGCGTTAATATCATAAGCAATCTTCACATACCCTTCTTTATCGTGCACCCAGGCGCGGGAAGGATATATTTCAATATTTCGCTCAATTAACTGCGGGGTATTGTTATTTGAAACTAAATCATTCGCATTTGCTGTAATTTGAAAAAGAGACGAAAAGCACAACACCAGAAGCCCAAGCTTCATTTTATTTTTCATGAATTTATCGCCTTTCTTATTTGTATAATTAACGATAGCAGTAATAAAGATAAGGGTATAATTGGTAATGCAGATCAATATCGCAATATTGATCGTTTAAAACGATCAACTTTTAAATAATTATCATCAAGAGCACCAATAAGATGCTCTTTGTGAGAATTACGCGGTGATAGTAATATTACTCGTTCCGGTTTTAGCGCCATCATTCGTTGTGAATGTGATAGTCGCTGTACCGACTGCAACGCGGGTGACTAAACCCGTTGAGCTAACCGTTGCTTTGGTTGCGTCAGAGGTTGTCCATACACCCGTTTTATCAGTAGCGTCCGCAGGTAGAACGGTCGCGGTAAGCTGAACTGTTGCAGCGACCGCGCCAGTACTGGTTGCCGGAGCCACAGTTACGCTGGCAACTGGAATCGCCGAGCCATCAACGAAAGTGACAGAATCTGCATCAGCAACTTTCCACTCACCGGAGTAAGTAGCGAAGTCAGAAGAACCGAAATCTGAACTCCATGAAATGGTATTGAAGTAACCCTGAATATAGGTGCCATCATCCACGCCAAGGAAATCAAAGCGAACCCATAGACCCGGCTGGCGGCCTGCTTGGACCTCATCGAAAATGTATTTCGACATTTTTACCGGGCCAACCTCGGTTGTTTTAGCTCTCTTACGCCACTCACCCTCACCTGAAATGGTCAAATCCATGTTAGTGACCAGGTTCTCTACCAGCCCCTTGGCGTCATCCGCGTCAGAAGAAATGGTATTCATCGAATAATCGAGGCCTTTGGTAGTCAGCGCCCCCATGCGCTTCCAGTCCGCTACCTCTGGTGGTGTTTCCGGGCAACCAAACGCCATCCGCAAAACGGCGACGCGACCAACCAGCTTGCCGTAATCATTTTGGCAACCTTGCATATTTTTTACCTCTGTTAGTTCGGCTTAGTCGCCGTATTTAATTGCGAATTGAAGTCTGTAGACCAAGCGGCCTTCAGTGGTTGTTACGGGGGATGGGGTACTGCCGAGGTTTTCAATATAGCCAATGCAGTCATTCGGATTTGGATTGGCCTGAACGTGCGCGATTATTGCCTGTGCTGCATTATCCGCCGCTTCATCCTCGTTAACCGCCCCAATCACATCAACCAGGACGTAATACTCACTGCCAAGGTCGTTGCGAATTGAACTGCCGCCGTTGGGCCGAAAAACAATAAACTGCTCTGTCAGCTTGCCGGTATCACGCCATTTGAGTATTTGAGCATTTGAGTAGCGAAAGCAGTAGTTAACCCAGACTCGACAAAATAATCTCGAACACGCCGGTGCATTGATGGAGTCATAGCTTCATTTCCTCCATAATCGCCTTTTCAATGGACTGTTTAGCATCCGCGAAACCTTTCGTAAGAAACTCTTTCTCAGCCATTGGCCTGCGGAATACCTGTTTAACGTTAGGGTCATGGACATATATCGCGTAATTAGCCGAATAGCCCACACGCCCGGTCAGCCTGGTGCCATTCGCGCTGATATCACGAAACTGAGAATTGGTTAGATAAATATCGAATTGCTGTCTGAGCGCTACTTTGATGTCGTAATACCGCTGGGCGACATCACTTCGCATCTTATTTACCTGGCGGCTGCTTTGAGTTGGGTCCGTTTTGTTGCGTGGTATCACCGGCAGGCCCGGACGTTTGTTTATCATCAGTCAGCGGGTCTCCTGTAGGTAGCGGTGGTAGCTCTATCTCGTACTCTGGCAAAGTTGGTAACTCAGCGGCGGCCCGGATTTCGTTCTCTTTAATAGCTGAACGCCCAAATGCGTTTTGTGTCTTAACCGCTACATCAGCCATCTTGTCAGCATCAGCAATTTTCTCTGCCTTGCTGGGCGCGAGTAAGTCAGACCATGAGATTGTAATCTCGCCCGTTGGTGGCTCATCAATAATGCCGATAGTCCAGAAGCGAGTAAGCACTGTTTCAATTAAGTCAGACAGGAAACCATTGCACCGTGACATGCGGGTTTTGGCCCAATCTTTCGCATCTTCAGATGATGCTCGCTCACCCGTTTGCATTCCCATCAACACCTTGAAAGGCATGGGTATGGTTGAGCAGAACTCATTAATGAGGGTGCGCCACGTTGGCTCAGGATCTCCCGGCGTAACCGATAACACCGTAGCTTTACCTGATTGCATGAACGCAGCGCTATCAGTGCTATTATTTAGTCGCTTAACCTGCTCATCTAAGCCATCAGCCAACCCATCTGGCGGGACGCCTAATGCGGCTGCCAGCGTCTTAAAGTTAGTATCTTTATCGAACTCGTAATTTAGCTGTCGGCTGGCATTTTTCAGGAAGCCCTCAGCAGCGCCGCCAGATGTCTTTTCGATATCAAGCAGCTTATTGAAGCCAGCCCTTAACAGTGGAACGCCAGAGGTTAGCGTCCCATCCTCGGAACCTTCAGCCAGGATGATAACGCGATCAGGGTGAATATTGACTTGCCGAGATGGTGCGCCGCTATACTGCCCTTCAACCGGTAATTCGGTATAGGAGTACATTTTGGGTTGCCCGTAATTCTCGCTAAGCGGGTCGGTATCCCAGTCAGAAACATCAAGCTGCGACTCCCATACGGGAATTAGCCTAACGAGTGCTTTCTCCTTAAGTGATCCGATGGTGGTTGCCACTATCGGATCAGACCATTGAGCGTTATCGCGTAGCTGAATTAACAGGGCCGAATAGCGCCCAACAAGATTACGCCGGTCAGCGTCTTTAATTTGCTTCCAGCAGCGCTTGAGTAGCTTCTTAGTTGCTTTATCCCATGGTGTTTCCCCCTTGGAATCTTGCGATTTCTCACCATCAAACACTTCTGGGTAATCTTCCCAGCAGCCTTCAACCATCCTCTTTATTGCAGCCCCGGCCACTGCATTCCGTTCGTAGGCGTTGTAATACTCATCGAAAGTCAGGTTCTCTGGATATCCAAACTCCTGATATATCCGAGTTCGCTTAGTATTTCCTGACTTGCCGAAGCTGATGTTCATCATTCGGGCGCGTTCAATCGCCAGGCTATTCACCGCCATGGACAACGCTTTAATATCGATATTATTGCTCACGTCATCCTCCATCAGCGCTTACGCACCAACATGCCGACTATTTCTGGTGGCGAGTGTAATGCCCGGTATCGTGTGGCATCCCAATCGTGATCTTCCTGCGTCGTATCCACGTCATCAGGGTTCTTTTCGTCTCGAACTAATACAGGGACACGACTTATCCAGCCGCGGCAGTAGTCGAAAATGTATAGGGCTGGTTTTTCCGGCATTCCTGCTTCTGCCTTCTTGCCTTCGACAACAGCTTCGAGCATGTCTGCAAATATGGAGGCCCCGTTAATCCGAGAGCCAGGCTTCTTATTCGCGGGTATCCATGTGACTCCTTGATCTTCCATTTTCTGCGCGATGGATAGTTCATTGTCGCCAGTGTTATATAATGGCTCCATCAGCAGGGCCGGGGATAACCTCAGAACAAATGTTTGACATTAGGTGTATCTGCCCTTGTTCTTTCATTTCATCAGGCATTTCATCATCAGTTCCTGACAACCACCCATCAATCCATTTGACGCCTTTAGCGACGTTGGTTGATGACATGTTCAAACCCTTATTCAGCTCATCCGGTGGGCAGCCATACCATTCGCCAATCAGGAGCAATGAGCCTGCTGGTGGGCAGAATATTGAGCCGTCTGGCAACGTTGCGTTTGTGCCATCAGCCTGCGCCCACCAAAGGTTAGAAAATGGCTTCGACTCGCCCCAGTCATGAGAGCGGTCAACCGTCCAGCTATCTGGTATCCGAAATGGCTTGATAACATGGATGCTTTCATTCCACAGATGGTCAAACCGTCCACCACTGGTCACATCCCACGAGCCCTCAACCCACGCTTTACGCTTGTTTGGGTCTTTGATATTCATCAGTGAGGCAATATAAACTGGGTCGAGATATGGGTTCTCTTTGAACGAACCATGAATAGCCACCCTTGTAAGGGTTATTTCCTCATCCTGCTGAGTCTGCGGGTTTGGCACCATCTGAGTATCACGGATAATTGTTCCGCGCGGCGCTGGCTCAATAAAGCGTTTCTTCACCCATGTATGGCCTATGCCAAACGGATTGGTAGTGTTGAATGTTTCAAGCGGGATATTTGGCAATAACGAGCCGTCAGGTAGCGGGTAATCTTGTGGCCTGAACGATGACCGGCGACAAGAGAACATCGACTCATAGAAGTCTGCGTTAGGCTGCTTTGTCAGCTCATTAAAACCGATAAACGGGAATTCTTGACCGTGATAATCCCAATAGTCGTTTTCTTCTTTACCGAACCGAAATAGCAACTCTTCACCTGTGGGCCAGATCCAACGTAATTCCGATGCTGACGCGAGAAAGCGAACACCATCACCGAACAGGCGATACATGCGCTTGGACTGGGTAATAATGTCGGCAAGGTTCTTATATTCTGTGTCGAATATGACTCCGCGCCAGAACGTGCCGTAACCCAGTCCAACCTTTCGCCGAAAGCGAGCCAACTGTGCGGCTGTTTTACCTGGGCCGCGAGTCCCTTCGAAAAGGATCTCATCGCACGGACAACTCAACGAAAGCGACTGAGAACCAGGTAACGGCTTCCAAACTACGTTGTAGCTCATTTGCCTAATACCTCGCTTTGCTGTTGCTGTGCGGCTGCCTCCCATTCGTCAGCGCTGTTACAGGTCGGGACTGGCATAATGTTGTGAGTTACAGAGCCGGATTGCTCAATTTGTTCTTTGAACGCCAGGACACTGATGTGCTTACCCATTAACTCAAGATTTTTTACCTTATCCGGCCACTTAATTTTCTTGAGGATGTTCTCAATGGTGGTTTCGTCGAAGTTGGTAATCGACGTATTGATATCAAAGCCACAGAGTGTTGTGCGCCACACCTTCGGCCATTCAGAGATGGGTTTAATTCCACCGTCATCATTCAGGATATCTAATACATCCATCCGGTCGATTTCAACTAGCCGATTTAAGACATAAGCCGCATTTATGCCAACCAGATCATTGCGTTGAGCTTTCAGTTCGGCGATTCTGTTTTGGATGTCAAGTTTTGACAATAATTGTGCGGCAATGCGGTTTGCAGTCTTTACGCTGTACCCCGCCCGAATAGCCGCTTGTGTAGCGTTTAAATCGATGAGGTACTCGCGACAGAACATTTCTTGTTTGTCGGTGAGTGCCATTTAGTTATCCAAGAGTTTAAATATGTCTGAGATTAATAAGCGATCTTCAAAGAGTGCAGGTGATGCTAGCGAATATTATGTAGCTTACATGCTTTCTAGATTGGGTATCAGTGCCGCTCTAACCACTAGTGGTTCAAGTGCGGTGGATATCATTGCTACCATTGATGGCTCAAAAAGCATCAGCATACAGGTAAAAGGATCATGGGCACGGTCACAGCCTAGGCAATGGATGGTAGGGAAAAAACGCCCGCACTCCTCCGATACGCTATTTTACGTTTTTTGTAATGTATCTGAAGATATTATGAACCCTAGAAATCCGGAAGTGTTCATTGTGCCAAGCAAAGATGTAGATGATTTATCAAGTTGGCACCATCAGGTTCCACTATTCAAAGTATCTTCTGACAGAGAAGGGCTTTATTCTGATAAATGGACTTTAATTGAAAAAGCACTTCGTTAGCAGGAACCAACTCAATGTGAGGCCTGAACTCATTAACGAATGATAATGGCGGATATGGCCGCTTCATTTGTAAGTCTGAGTTAGCCATAACAGAATATTCCGCTGGTTGGTAAAGTCTCAGCCGCTGATTAGCTGATACCTCGATATGTGAAAACATCTATAAGATTCTGTCAAAGGCACTTCATGAACACCTTTTGCAGAGTTTTATAAATTCGGTATGATAAAAAACCGCCCAAAGGCGGCGAGGAATCAGTTACTTGATAGCCATTGAATGGCTTTTTCCATCTGTTTTAACGCGTTAGCTTTTGCTTCTCGCTTTATATCAGCAAGTGTTGTCTCAGGAGTTACCGAGAAACGCAGATAAAAGCTAATGTTTTCCACATTCATATCATTGGTATAAATCGTTACTTCTACGCAAACCGCCGTATCGTCATTTACAGGGGTAATGCTCCCAAATTCGATGTCCATTGCTTATCCTTGATAATTCAAACAAATCAGCTTTTTATACTGAAGAACTTTCAGAGGTAAGTAAAATCATTATCAAGTACCTGACACGCAGAGACATCAAGCCAGCCTGGTATACCGATTCGATGGCCTCCCAATCTGGTTTGGTCATTCGCTTTACCTTTTTGCTAAAGTTAAATTTCTTGTTGCCGTTAATTGCTAGGTGGCATATTAATTGCCACTCACATTGATGAGGCACTCGCAACAGAAGATTTCTTCTTTGTCGGTGAATGCCATCTAATAAATCTCAGGAGTAAAATTTGAATTTGGATGATTTTTGCCAGCATAAATACCAACAGGGCAATCGAGAATTTTACAATGGGTTGATTGCAACACCATCCACTATAGCAGGCATGATTAATTGCGTTTACGGCGCGTTTAGTACATTTTTCACTGATCGCAGAGCATTCCCTGACGCTAAAAAATTACTGATGATGCCAGTGTTAAATGGAGGAATGTTTAACAAGGACAACATGGCAGATTTGATAGCCCTTGTTTTTGATGTAGTCACTGAGAGAAACCGTAACCCAAAACTTTGGGGAAATCACGGGGATATTACCGCCGAAATAACACATACTTTCAATGTGCTTTTTCATGGAAAAATGGCTGCCTCCCATTCAGATGGTATAGGCGCCATTGGTAAAGTGGGCAATGATTATCAAGAAGCTAAAAATATTTTAGAAGAAGAGCTTAAATCTCCATTCCAGGATCTCTTTTAGGCACTCGCACACCTTGCGCAGACTTTCACCACCAGCAAGCAGTGAGCATATGTCAGCCGCCACCTCTGGTAGATAATCAGAAGGGCGGCCAGTTTTCTTTTTGGTCGCCATTTAGAACATTCCTCTATGTCGATAAGTCTCATCCCGCGCAATGGCAAGACAGGCAGTAACGAATATCTATATAAAATTCTTTGAAGCGCCTTTTTTGTGACGCTTGGCAGAGTTTTATAAATAGCATCCAATAAAAAACCGCTCGGAGGCGGCTTGTGATGATTACCTGACGCAGTATCTAATGCTGTACAACACACTTGGTCCGAAGCTCACTATCAGTGATGCGAGAATCCCGCAGATACTGGAAATGCGAACACCAGAAGCCGTTAAATAGTCAAACAAAGGAGTCCCGAAAATAACGGCGTACTGTAGAGCAGTGAAAGCAAGAATAAGTACCAAAAAAAGCAGCGCACTTTTCAGCGTGAAGAATATCCATTCTCTTATCCCGAGTCCGATATACCCATTGCGCCTAAACGCCCCTTTGTAGTCCCTTATGAACTTTGCCATGCCTTGCAACCTTGAGCTTAAATCGTTCCTTATAATTGCATAAATTGCCTGTTATTGGGTATCTACTGAGAGCCGTTGTGAAAGTGGCTCTCAACCTTGGTTTCAGTTTTTTTTCTTCGGTTGGTATTTAGCTGCCCACTCCTTGCCGATCCTCAAACAATCATCGAACAACTTCCCTTTCCTGCTCGATGATGAGTGAGTGCGGAATTGGTCAATGGCCTTGTTAGCACCAATAGAAGCAACATCAGGATCAAAGCCCTGCCTTACCAGTTCGTCTTTAACGTTCTGATAGATGAAGTCCTGATGATTCATGCTGCCGCTCCGTCAGGAAAGTCACCCATATCGCAAAGCTTGAACTGGACAAGGTCTTTCACCAATTGCTCGGCCTTTTTGATGACTTTCTTTTCCTTCTTGCGACGAGTCATTAATGCGCTCCCCGTCTGTCCGTGCTCTTCGAACGAGTATTTCTCCGCGCTAGCAACGCGATCCTGCATTTGTTGAATGGTTAATTCAGTCAGTTGCGAGAAATCAAGAAGGTTAATGTCCTGACCACCTTCCAGTTGTGTCATGTGGTCAAACACCTGAGCCTGAAGCTCATAGCTGTAACTCATCGCCATCAAGCAGGCTTCACGCTTAGGGAAGTTGCAGATATCACGATCAACCTTCCCGCCTGTACCATTGATGTAAGAGTCAGTTGCAAAAAACTTTGCAGCTGCATCACCAAGGACTTTTGGTACTTTATTCATAAAACTACGATGCTCGAGCTTTCGGTATTTCTTGCACGGGAATTTATATCCCTCATCCTCGGCCTTCGCTTTGCGATCTGCATTAATGTAATCGACCATTTCCAAACTGCTCATGGTCAACGCTTCATTAGAAATTACTGTTAATGAGGTTTTCATTTCGCTGATACCTTTTGGTGATAGAGCCTGTTCTCGTAGATATGGGCAGCCCAAGAGGGGTCAGCGAAAACCACTGTCCTATCTCAAGCTCTACCCCGAAAGGCTCTTGGTTGATTTGCGCACGAGAATGCGCGGAGCTTTACTGCCAATAAAAAAGGCCCAGTCGTTAAACTGAGCCTTCATGTTCTTTGTTCGCAGCTTTGCCACGTCTTCACAGAGTTGCTCTGCTACTTACGGCTTACCCGTCAGCAAGATGTGGATCACCTCATTAGGGCTGCACAATCTGGTTATTTCAAGCAATGCTGATGTGAATGAAACTGAATAGCCACAGGATGAACTCAATCACTCCCCAGCCAACAACCGCACAGATGCAACCAAGAAAAATGAATGCTCCAGGCCCGGGCAAATTAAGACCCATTTCTACTCTCCTCAATCTTGCGAATGCTCGCCTTATCTGCGTTGCACTGCTCTATCACCGTTAATAACGTGTCATTCAGCAGCAGGCTGTTACCCCAAGTTAATATCTCTGGGATTTCTGGAGGGATGCAGTCAGAAAGTAAGCTTGCTGGTATCGGTACTTGTGGCACCTGAACGTATTTGATTTGCGTGTTTCCGCAGGAGGTCAGCAGCGGCAGCAGGAACAGGCTTGTTAGTACAATCGTCGCCTTTAATCGCTTCTCGAATGTAAACAATGCGAGCCTCACCCGCTTGAGTAATTTTCTGTTTGTCATTCTCGTTGGCCTTGGCGATATCGTTAATGATGTTAACCATGCGTACCTGGTTACTGAGAATGAACCGGGCCTCGTCGCGTTCTTTGGCTATTGCATCAGCCCTGTCGTGCCACTCGTCAGCTTCGTTGTAGAAGTGAAGCGACAAGCCAGCCAGAATGATGAGCAGTAGCGCCGGTAGGTAGGTGAGTATGTTCTTTAACCCGCTAAACATAATTCCCTCTCTATCTCGCGTCGGTTCTGTAATCCCTTCCACGGCTTGCCACCGGCATATGTCCAGCGGCGTAACTCATCGCAAGCGCCTTTGATGTCGCCTGTGTTGAGCTTTTTAAGCAGAGTGGATTTAGTGAATGCGCTCTGGCCTACGTTATAGGTAAATGAATATAAGGCGGCTTTCTGGTATTTGCTCAGGGGGACTTTTACTGCTGTATCGACAGTGCGCTGTACTGGTGCCAGGTCTTTCTGCAATAAAGCATCGCACTCAGCGTCTGAATATTTTTTGTTGGGGATGATGTCTTTCCCGGTGTGACCATCGCATACAGTGAGAACATTCACGACATCGTGGTAAGCCACATACTTGCGGCCCTCTAGCCCATCATCACCACCTAGCAGTGCTCCGGCGATTGCCAGCGCCCCGAAAGCCGCCGCGCCAATTATCTTATTTCTCAGGGCTGGTGACATTGCCAACCCCCATTCTCAGTTGAAGCTCTTTCTGCTTGTAGTACCAATTGAGGGCGAATGTCCCGAGCGTACAGATGATACTGGTAATCATTGCCCAGTCGCTTAATGTCAACGCCCCGATGCCGGCTGTCACTCCACCAAACCAGAGGGCGATTGAGCTTGAATATTCCTTCATTTTCATGGTCTCCCCCTGCCAGTTGGCCTGGGCGTGTATTTACTGTTTTTGGGAATAGCTCGCCGCAGTGATCCATTCAGACACGGAGTTTGTTTGAGGGTGATTGGCGCTAGCGGGAGCTAAATAAAAAAGGCCCACCGAAGTGAGCCTTAAAATTGATTTGCCACACATGATCAACATGCAGGCATTAACGATTGTTTGCGGTTAGTGATGTGTGGGCTTTAAATTTGTATGTGGTGTCACAGCTACTAAGCCGATTTCACTAAGTCTGCGTTCGTCTCTGATATCCAATCACCACATTATGATGCTAGATACCAAAAGCAAAATTCATCGTCAAAGAACCGTCAACTTTAGTATCTTCTGTAACTGGGCCATTCATCGTTTCAGTACCCGCCAATACAGGAATTACAGCAAGATCAGCACTAAATATTTTACCTGATTTCAGAACATTATCAGCAGATGTCCACCCTTGGATATAACCCCTATCACCACGATACAGCCACACCTCATCACTTGCGGTAAAGGTGTTCGACGTAGTGTAAAATAATCGTGATGGGCTACCATCAATTTTTGCGTTTGACATACGCACAGTAAAGTAGCCTATTTTACCCGTACTATTTATCATCCCCAAACCATAGGTTCCGGCTCCATCAACTGAACTGGAGTTTTTGCGATTATCAGTTGAGTTTACCGTCAAAAAAGTTTCAGAATCACAGCTTACTGTCCAATTTTTAGTTATTTTTGGCAATTCAGTCGTTGCTGTACCTGATTTAATCTGAGTTGAACTTATATTACCAGTATCATAGACACCGCTGTCTGGTGCATTAATATTGCACGTTGGAACGCCTATCTTTCCTTTAACTTTTAATTCGGTCGTTGGTGGTGCTGCGTGAGCCGCGGCTATACCCAAAGCCAATACAGCCAAACCAGTCAGTTGCTTTTTCAATTTATGCTCCAGTGGATTTTAACCACATAAATTCAATAGTTATCATATTTTTATAAAAATACAAAATCATGACTCACATCAATGTTTGTATTTTATTTTCATGATTCATTATTGAGCTTTGGCTAATTATTAAACATCAGAAGCAAAGCTGACTTGTGTGGGAATTTTCTTATAAACCTAAACAATATTGAGGACTGAAAAAGAAAAAAACGCACGATGGCGAGGACTCTTTGAAGCCGGTTACAGTTCCGGCGTTAGCTCCTACCAATGTACTGACCGCATGCCTTTCAGTGTACTTCTATGATGGCGGGGAATTCGCCGACGTCGTTTCACTGGTGTTCCACTTGTATCCCCACACATCGGTGCCTGCTGTCACCACATTCGGCTGAGCACCAACTATTGCTGCAACAATGTCCTGAATAGATTGGGATATGAACCCGTTACTCAGTGATACCCATGCGAATGTAGAAAGCAAAAAGCCCAACCGTTTAGGGCTGGGCCTTGAATGTTTTATTGGTGACTCAATTACATCACCGCTCTTCGCCTTTGACGTCCGAGCTTAACTGAAATATACACTTTCAAAACTTAAAATCAAGAGTTTATGAAAAATATATTTCATATCATGCCGCATTTTGTAGATTTTCCACCTCCATTTCTCTGATCAAAGAGTAAAACATTCTTGCTTTGAATATTTCACGACACCACCTGATTCGGTCAATGTACTGTTTCAGGGTTAGGTGTGGTGCATGCACTCGATTTAGATAACAGGCGATTTCTTGCATGTCTTTGCGCTCACAATAGTATTGAATAGCAACTGCACGAACAGGATTTCCCTGAGTAAATTCCTTAAGCACAATCCTATCGACAAATGCAGCTTCTTCTCCCTCGTTGGCGCGCGTGAAAAGAATGCTGAATGAGTTTCTTGGATTGATTATCTCTTTTGCTTTCTGGAATAACTCAGTGCCTCGGTAGCCCAATTTGTGGAGGTCTTCTACTGTCTTCACAATTGAGGCCCCCTTGTTTTCATCCCAATCTGTTGAAATCATTAATCGGCCTATCACGCCGCATTTACCGGTCGGTGCGGTATTACCTCCGACTGCCTCACCCCACATATTAAGCAACGAACCAACCCAGCGATCCTGCACTGGCGTGATTCGTTGAACCTTGTCCAGATAACTCTTTCTTGGTGCCTTTGCCAGTTCCTGCCATACGGTTGGTTTCACGCGGCCTCCAGGTATCTCTTGCGTAGTTTTTCGTAATGCTTCGCCCGGCGGGTGAATATCGTTTTCACTCGTTGCAGGTATGGGATGTCGAATTTTCTTGGGGCGTTGTCTGTTTCAAGGCGATCAACACGAACGATGCCTATCTTGATAATGAGATTTCTGCGGAAGGGGATCAGGTTGCCGGACATTTCTCTGTTGCAACGAACGCAACCGGCGTGAATATTAAAAACGTTGAACCGAAGATGTGATGCCGTTCCTCTTGAGCGGTAATGACTGGCGTCAACTGCCCCACCCCTTACGCCGTAATTTAATACGTTTCCACATGCGATACAGGGCTTGCCGTAGTCCCTCCAGAAGATGTATCTATTGACTGCTACCTGCGCCTCTTTATTCCAATCGGACGCCGTCTTGAGGCTCTCCTTTCGTTTTTGCCATGCCTTGCGGTCTATTGCCTGTTGCTTTGCATCAGCTTCTTGCTTAGCAATGATTCTGGCGCAGGGAATTGAGCAGGCTTTTTGAGTGGATGAGAACGGGGTGAACTTGGTGGGGCAGACTTTGCACTTCTTTAGCTTGGGCGGCTTATTCTTTGGTTTGCCGGTTATCATCGGCTTCCTCCAGCATTTCTCTCGAAGCGTTTTCACGTTCGCATTGGTCGCAGGAATAAACTTCATCAGGCTTCAGTGTGGCGCGGCAGAACGCGCAGACGGATCGCTGTAGTTCAAGCATTCTTTCTACTCCTGAGTCTTAGCCAGCGTTTAGCTAATAACGGATAGATGGCGTCATATGTGGGTATTTCGCTGGCGGGGATTGGGGGTTTAGGCTTGGTTCGATGGGATACTTTGAATATTGAGTTTTCCATTACTGCAACTATGCTGCTTTGCCTTTGTCGCATGGTGTGTTTCCCCATCGGTTGGCCCACTCAATTGCAAGTCGTGATTCATCGCTGAACTTGACGCCATGCGTAGCACCGAAAGAATTGATCAGCTCTATCAGGTCGCGCAGTTCTCCTACGGTCATGCGACTGGTTGATTGCCCCAGCACCACAAAACCACCTTCAAGCCCTGGTGCTGACCTCTCCCCTTTCAGTGATGCGGTGAATATGTGTTTCCAGTCCTCACTGCTGAGCTTCTGACCGTGCCATACAACCTGTTTAGCGATATCGCCAAGCGTGGCCCATAGACGCGCATTCTGGTCTAATGTGCGGGTTCGCTCTTGGATTGTTATCAGGAGTGGCTTATCAGGATTAACAGGGAGTTGATTTATAAACTGGAGGGCATTTCGCTTGTACTGATCACCGCATAGTACGAAGAGCTTTTTATCCATTTCCTATCACCTCTTTAAGCTGCCCCTTTTAATTCAAGCAGCGGTACGCCACGGCGAATCAGTTTGCATTGCTCAATATTGCCAATCAGAAACGGCTTTGGTTTTTTCTGGAATCCGGCCACCATGTTCTGGGCGTCATCCATCCCAATAAGCACCGGCAGGTATTCACTCGGCCCAATGAGCAGCGCTGACCGATACCGTTTTTCGAACTCTTTGGCACGGAACGGCGCTTCGTCTTCAAGCATCCCAGCAAAGTCTATCCAACCGCCCATTTCGGTAATCACTGAGTGGATGAGCGGGTCATCGAATACAACGCTGTCTCTGCGCCCATGACTGCAAACTGCTTTGTAGGCTTTCGACCACGCCAGTAACGCCCTGCCGTCTTTGCTTCCTTCGATATGCCGGATTAGGTCTGCTGGCTTCGGGAAGAATTGCCCGTTGTCAGTATCCCGCGTATGTCCCTGAAATGCCTTTTGAACCTCGGCGTTTTCATAAATCTTCAGCGCGTTCCAATAAATACCAACCATCACTTCGGAAATCTCACGCCCGTAAATCTCGCCAATCGCTGCCATGGACTGCGCAAACTTAGGCTTTTCAGTATCGTTCATCAGAATGGTGCTCCCGCATCCTCGCTGCTCCCCACCCAGTTCTGTAAGTTCTGGATGTTTCTGGCAGTGACTGCTGAGTATTTGCCATCGGCAATAGCCTTGGCGTGTTCATTGCCTGACAAGTCACGAAGTCTCTCCACCTGAGCAGCATCACGCAGGATAGTTTCGATTCCGTCATATCGTTTGTTGCCGGGGTTCTTACCCATCAGCCAAGGGTCATTCAGAGCGCCAGATATGGCTAAGAGCAAATCATCAACTGGATAGCCTTCTGACAGTCGAGCGTTAATCCGCTTTCTGCGTTTGTCATCCAGCTTTGACGTTGGGTGGTTATGGGCTTCTTTCCAGAACTCAAAAACGGTTTTAACGCTATCGTCCCCCTTGGGGGATTTAGGGGGTTTAATATCTTTATGTTTATCTGTCTTTGGAAGAATGTCTTTGGTGTTCCCTCTTTTCGGGGATACCTCTCCCTGATTTTGGGGATGGTTATCCCTGTTTTCGGGGATGGTTTGAATGCTCTTTTTACTATCCCCGTTTTCAGGGATGGTTAACGTGATTATTACTGCTTCAATCTCTCCAGCCGGTTGGAATGCCAATATGCATTTAGGGCAATTCGGTTTCGTGTAAGCCCACTGGTCGAGATTGGTGTTGATACCTATGTAACGGGTCTGGCTTATACGCCTAAGACTGATGATGCGTCGGTTAGCGATAGATAAAACCGCCTCGGATACATGCTTTACTGTCAGGTTGGTTTTGTCCGCTATCAGACTGTTCGTTATCCGATCCTCTTTCTTCGACCATCCGTATGTAAGCCGGATAATCGCATTGAGAACACGGAACTCACGGCCTGATAACTCTACCTTGCAGACAGCATCCTGTATCTGATTAGCCAAGCGCAGATAACCATTTTCGAGGTCTGCCACATGCCCCCCCGATTGCTCTGTTTGAATGTGCTTAAGTTGGAAGTCAACACGCCGGACAACATTAGTCATAGCGGACTCCCGTATCACTGTTTACTGAACCCATAGTTCCCATATATAATTACCTCGACTTCATGTAGCGAAGTTCAAATTAGGCCTCGAAAGTGTTAGCGCACTCAGGGGCCTTTCCATTTATGAGCAACTCAGCTACCGACTTAGCCAGCCGGTTAAGCTCCTCGTCTTCCACTCCGTATTCCAATATCGCCAGCATCATGCTCACCTGTTGGAAGAAGCCGTGCTTCCACTTGCTTATCCGTGACTCATGTATGCCCATCTGGGCAGCAAACTTCCCCTGTCCCATCATTGCGATTTTGTTCAGTAAAGTGGTCTCAATCTTCATTGCTTTCTTGCTGTTACTTGCACGTTCCATGCGTAATACTTCCTTTGTGGTTTAGATGTTGTTACGTGACAAAGCTGTAGCCAATGCCACTGGTGATTAGTTTTTTGTTTGATTTCGCTTTGCAGCGACGTGAGGCTTTATGCCTGTTGTGAAAAGAGCGGGTGGAAAGGGTTATGCTGCTTTTACTGGGCGAGGGAAAAGGTCTGGCAAATCAGGGCGAATCTCGTACCCCTGAATTACACCACCAGTCGCCTCAACTAAGCTTTTAACGTTTTTTGGAGCTACTTTTGCTTTGTTGTGCAGCCATTTCTGCACAGCGGCTTGTGTAACTCCACAGGCCTCAGCTAATCCTTTTTGGGTGCCGACAATGGTAATGGCGGTTTTAATTACAGTATTCATTCTAATCACCTTTGTTGTTTTATTCGTTAAATATAATACCAAGGTTGTATCAATGCAACAACCCAGGTGGTTTGACGGAAAATAACTAGGGTTGTACTTTCATCGGTATGAAAATGACATTTGCACAAAGATTAAAACTTGCGATGGAATCGGAGCAGCTTACTCAGGCAGCTCTTGCGGAGAAGGCCGGTGTTTCTCAGGCAGCTATCCAAAAAATCACATCAGGAAAGAGCCAGAGTTCAAAGAAACTCCTGGAGATTGCTAGTGCACTTAATGTAAGGCCTGAATGGCTTGGTAGTGGGCTAGGTTCTATGCGGGAGGGAACGCCAACACACAAACAAGAATCATCTATCCCATCCGAATCAGAGTGGGGAAGCGTTGATGCTTGGGATAGCAACACCCCACTTCCTGATGATGAGGTTTATATACGCTTTTATAAAGATATAGAGCTTGCTGCTGGGCATGGTAAAGAAAATGGCGATGACCATAACGCCTTCCTATTGCGCTTCTCAAAATCAACTCTACGTAGATATGGCGCTCAGAAAGAGAATGTTGTCTCATTCCCTATACATGGGAATAGCATGTTTCCTGTCATGCCAGAGAAGACAACTGTCACTGTGGATACTGGAAACAAGAAGATTGTTGATGGTGGAATCTACGCAATCTGCCAAGATGGACTTTGCCGTTTAAAAATTCTCTACCGTCTTCCAGGCAATAAGTTAAGCATCAGAAGCCACAACAAAGACGAATTTCCCGATGAAGAAGCTGATCTCAACTCAGTTGAAATTATTGGGAGGGTTATTAACTGGTCAGTAATGGCTTGGTAGCCCTAACCCACTGCTAGCCCATAACTTAGGGGGCGCAATGAAAGAGTATGTAATACCAACAATTTTGGTCTTGGCTACTGTTATCGCTATTTCCGCAGTTATAGCGATCACAATAGCCTTGCTAGGCGATGGTATAAAAATTGGTGATATGACTTACTATCTAAGTTAGGTCACTTAGTTTAAGTATTGCGAATGACTAACCTACAGTAACGATAGTGGAAGACTTAGGCCATTCAAACTGGGATGTTTATATGCTTCGTTTAATGTTGCTTCTATGCTGCTCCCTATATTTATTAGGATGCACTCCGACTCTAGATCAAACAAAATCTGATAGTGGTCATATAATAACTCCGGGTGTAGGTATAGAAAATCTTTCACTAAGTGACTCCATCGAACATGCCACATCAAATTTTTCAAAAGATTTCGTAATGAAGGATGGTTATCTACTCCTTCCAATGAAAGGGATAGATGCTTCGTACAACAACGAAGGAAAAATAGCCGCAATATTTCTGTATTATAGACTTCCAAAATACAAATCATTTGAAGGTATAACCGATAAAGGGATAGGCAAAAATAGCTCCATACAGGATGTATATAAAGCCTATGGAACCCCAACAAGGGAAGGTGATAGTGTAGTTTCAGAGTTTGGTGCAATGCCTGGAGCGCATGAACACACGATAACCTATCTTCACTCCGGCATAGAGTTTACTTTTTGGGATAAGCAACTTGCGGACATCCGAGTAATTAATTCACGCTAGCTGCGTGAGTATATTCTAGGGGAACAAATTGCCTTATCTATAGAGATAAGTCTGGGATACTCATACCCTAACCCACTGCTAGCCCATAGAGGGGTGGGTAAACAAATACAGCGAATCTGGCATTAATGGACAAAACGCATTGACGCCAGATCACGTATGAACAACAATAAAACGGTAATGATGGGCGTTTTTTAAACTGATGTTGAGGTGTAAATTTAATCCATGGGCAAGAATACTCGCCTGACTCTCAAACTTGATGGGACTACTCCAGATACGCTTTCTATGGCGCGTTTAGGAAAGTATCTATCAGCACTATCTGAGCTTTACGGCTCGGTAGATGCCGTTCACTTCAAGGATGTGAGCGAAGGGTCTGCATGCCTTAACACATGGGTAGATAGTGAAGCCTCATACAATGCGGTAATTCAACGTTCAATATCCCAAGCGACAACCTCTGGAAGTGGCTACCTGAAATTAGTCGCATTACTTGCTCAAGACCGGTTTTCCGCAAAGATAATCAATGGCGAAAAAACAACCATAGTTGATTTTCCATCAACTGCGGAAGACGTCCCCATGATTATAAGGAAAAAAGGCCGAGTTCAAGGAAAGCTGTACAACGTCGGTGGGAAAGATGAATCAGCCCCCGTGAAGTTGGAGGGTGCGAATGGTGAGACTTATCACTGTGAAGCAACACCTGCAATGGCAGCCAAGCTTGGGACTTTTCTTTTTAAACAAGTGAGAGTTTCAGGCGAAAGCGAGTGGATTAAGAAAGATGGAAAGTGGAAGCTTAAAAAGCTAGTTATCGCTTCCTTTGAAGTCCTCGAAAAATCCAATCTAAAAACAGCTTTCAAATCATTACAGGAAGCTGCCGGAAACCAATGGAAAGAAGAAGATGACACGCAAGTTATCTTGGAAGCTTTAAGGGCGCTAAATTGCGAATAATATTCGATACCAACATCTTAGTGCAAGCCATCACAGGAATGAGAGATGGATGCAAGCTATCCAACCCTGAGAATGGACAGGAAATACCTGACCCAATGAGACGGGTTGAGGCATTAATTGATATGGTAGAGAGTAGTGGTGGTTCCATCATTATTCCCACCCCTGTTTTAGCTGAATATCTTGTTGGTATTGATAAAAGCGAGCATCAAACTCACCTTAAATTGATACAAAAACAGTCTTGTTTTGAAATAGCGACTTTCGATGAGCTTGCAGCAATAGAATGCGCTCAGATGCCAACGTTGAAAGAGTTAAAACAGATGATGAAGGCCGATACTTCAAACAAAGTGAGATTTGATAGGCAAATTATTTCCATCGCAATCTCTTTGAATGTTGATGAGGTCTGGACACACGACAAGGGCGTATTTAATCGATGCAAGGAAATGGGAATAACAGTTAAATCACTCGCCGATATTGATCCTGCCCCCATTCAGGTATTGATTGATATGACTCACGATAACCCTTCAGAACTTCATTAATCCCCCTAACCCGGCCCCGCTGCTGGGTTTTTATATATGACTAAATTACAAAAACTATTCATAGAAGAACGACATAATCTTGAGCCGTGGGAAGCCACCCCCTTGGCATCCCTGATTCGTATATCTAAAAAATGTGGGCGCGATGAATTGCTGCCGCACACATTTCCATTATGTATCTTAAGTCAGAGCTAATAATGACATCAGATTGGGATGGTGATACCCAAGACGATATCTGGAAAACAATTGAACAACTTAAGCAGCTCCTGAAGTTAATTTAGAAACTACTTCTTTGCGCATGTAATCTGGCAATCTCACCACCCTGCCCGCTTTAAATACTACTCGCCTCACACTTTTCACGCCTGATAGATGGGTGCGGATGGTCACGTCTGAATTATTTAAAATAAAAACAACTTAAAAAACAACCAAAAACTACTTAATCATTAAATAATACAACTCAAGTTGTTGACTATTTACAACCAAGGTATTAAATTGAGTTCATCAACACGGCACGACGCCAAATTAGTACGAAACGGATAACACGCTCTTTGCACAACGGTGATGGATCACCTACGTGGCCGCAAGGCCTTCAATAAACCGAAGCGGATTTCCGAATGCGTTGATTACAGCGCAACCGGAAGCCCACAGGAGGATTTATGACACGCAGAACAGCATTTACTGGCTCTTCATCTGCTCGCCGCCGCGAGGCGCGTAAGCATCTACAGCCGGTAGCAGTTAATGAGTTTTCTACCGAATTGAAAATTGACCGTCCGACACCGAGCAAAGTTGAGTTGACCTGCAAGCGCAAGCCAGCGATGAGAGCCGAAGTGATGACAATTACTCGCCGGGTTCAGTATGCGCCAAGCGCGGACAATATCTGTTTGCCTGAAGTGGCCGCTTTCGCAGCTGGATACCGTAAATCTGATGTAATTACTGCACGCTAACAGCGTAGGTGCATCACTTTTTGATGTTGTATTTGGTGATACTCCTCTCTCTAATTTTATAGAGACCACTTCTTTTAATTTTTTTTCCGTCTTTACCAAGAACTGTAGCTACCAATGTGCTGCACCGAACTGAGTGCCCCTTGTGTATTACGAGAGTAATCACTTCGGAAGGATCTACCACTTCAATGGTGTTGTCCTTTTTTTCCATACCTGGTGGAACTAGGCGAAAAGCAGTATTACCAGATAATTTGCTGGTGATTTTAACTGGGTACAGCACATCGCCACTTTCATGGATAAGTTCTAATTCTTCGAGATAAACCATGGCTTCCTCCTCAGGTTAGTGGAGGTTAATCTACAAACCGAAGATAGGCTACGCAAGGTTAAATCGTTAGAAAAATAAATATAGCCTGCCAGAGCGAGTATCTATCTGTATATAAAGTATTTTTTAACACCACAGAGGGAAATTGCGACATATTTTATTTTTAGCGCTCGCGTCCGTAAATCAGAGTCATTAACAGCGAGGTAGAAACAAAATTGAAGAGAGAAGCTATTTACTTTTATGCTATAAATTACAATCTATTAATCTAATTTAAGACTGGGTATTTAGATGGATTGGTCGGATGTTTTTTCAAAAATATTGGTTGGAGCGCTATCAGGTTTAGTAGTGGCTTTCTTTACTGCGCGATATGCATTAAACCGGTTTTATCAGGAGAAATGGTGGGATAAGAGACTGGATTTTTTTGTTCAGCTTGTAGATTCGCTGTATGCATTAAAAAAAGCGGAAGGTTATTGGTTCTCACGGCAACTTAATAGCGAGACTGGTTATGATAAAGGTTGGCATTCATTAAGTGAGGCCGATGAAGCTTTACTCCAACAATCCTATGATGTTGAGATGGAGTCTCTTCGAAAGATTGGCGACTTATCCCCACTCTTGCTCAATAAAGAATGCCAACGGCTTATTAATTCATATCTTGAGAAACAAGCATCGCTTATTTCTCAGTTTGACAATTCTGAGATTGAAACATTGGAGGCCCATCGAGTTAGTTATGAAGGCACAGTAACGCTATTCGACGAAATTATTGGAGAGGCTCGCCGTGAATTAAAATCAGAGCACTTAGACCTGTGTGAAAAAACCACTAGATTAATCGATAAAATTAAGCAACTCATAACAAAGAAAAATTAACCTTTAGCTTTAACGGCCACCGCAAGGTGGCTTTTCAATACCCCCCACTAACTCCCTACTCCCACTACTAAATAACTGACAACCCATCGTCGGCGGCTTTGTCGTGGGAAAAAATCAGGAGAACGCCATGAAGACAATTCAAAAAGTATCAAAAGAACGCCTTGCTCAAATGCTTCCTGGCGCTCTGCTGAAATTAGGAAACCAAATCGTTACTTTCGACGGTTGTAATACAGAACCTGACTACAAAAACCGCCCCGCTGAATTCGTGCACTACACCGACAGCCAGGGAGTTCAGCGACGATTTGATATTGGCACTGTTATTCAATCAGCCACAGAGCATCTTGATGCTGAAGCGTGCGATTACTGCGGAAAGCTTCGGCTACCAGAAGATTTAAAAAAAGTATCCATCCAGTTCTACAAGCATTCAGAACGCCACACATTCTGCCATGAGGGTAATTGTGTGGCGCTTTATCAATCTACAGTCGGACGCCCGAGAGCATCCGTAACAGTTAACCGGAGAGCATCATGGGCGAAGTAAATATGTATCTACAAATGCAGCATCGTTATCAGCTAACAGGAAAGGATTTTGAGATTAAGCCATCGAAATGGATTTCACAAAAGCTACAGCCCGCGCTGATGTTTCTGCTGATGGCTATCTGCTTTTTCATCTCGGGGGTCGTATGGAGCTAGCCAGTGCCGTAACGCAGCAAACTCGCCTCGAAGACTTCATTTTATCACTCTGCATCGACAATCAACTGGAAGCCTCCGACCTTGATCGGATAGCTCAACAGCTGACTCAAATAAACGCCAATGACGATGCCCGAACATCAGGAACCCATCATGATTTTTCGTGTAATTGATACCGAAACGACCAGCTTTGAAGGCAGTGTTCTTGAAATAGCCAGCGTCGATATTGTGGACGGCAAAATTTGTAACCCAATGAGCGACTTTGTGAAGCCCACTGAGGCAATCAGTTTCGAAGCAATGGCAATACATCACATCACCGAAAACATGGTTGCTGACGCCCCTCTTATTGAGCACGTGATTGATAAATACCTTGATGCTGATATCTACGTCGCACATAACGCGGCCTTTGACCGTGAAAAGCTGCCTCAGATTACCGCGCAGTGGGTTTGCACGCTTAAGTTATCACGCAAGCTATGGCCGGAAGGCGGTCATGGAAATCAGTATCTTCGCTATGCGCATGGATTAAACCCTGATGTGCCGGAAGGACTCCACGCACACAGGGCGCTGTACGACTGCTACGTTACGGCTGAGTTGCTGCTTCACATGAACCGCATAGCGCGATGGACTGTTGCTGAAATGCGGGAAATCACTAAGCGACCATCCCTACTCCACGCCATGGCGTTCGGTAAACACAAAGGGAAGACTTTTACTGATATCGCCAGTGAAGACCCTGGTTACTTCCGTTGGTGCCTGTCAAACATGGAACTGAACGAAGACCAGGAATACACAATGAAACATGCGATGGGGGCTATCGTCTAATGGGTACTCCAGTGCTGATCCTCGGCGAGTCTGGGACAGGGAAGTCTACCAGTATGCGCAATCTCAATGCCGCCGATTGTTTTTTAGTTAACCCGGAAAACAAGCGGCTCCCCTTCAAATCCAAAGACTGGAAGCCTCGGGATTTTGAAGCCAAAACCGGTAATGTTTTTTTCACAGATATTCCTACGGACATTATCACCGTCATCAACTTCGCCCGGCGCGCAAAAAAGAAAATCGTCATCGTGGATGATTTTCAATATGTGATGGGCAACCAGTTTATGCGGCGTCGCAGTGAAAAGTCTTATGAGAAGTTCACTGAAATTGGCGGCGGCGCGTGGGATGTCATCAGGGCTGCCCAGGCCGCTGAAGATGACCTGATTGTCTACTTCATGGCACACACAGAAGAAACGCAATCCGGCCGGGTAAAAATGAAAACCATCGGCAAAATGCTGGACGAAAAAATCACTGTTGAAGGGATGTTCGGTATAGCTCTTCGCACTGGCGTCATGGATGGACGCTACTACTTCTCAACGCAAACCGATGGCACTGACCCGGTTAAATCCCCTATTGGCCTTTTCAATTCTCAACAAATAGATAACGACCTTAACGCTGTAGATATAGCGATAAGGGACTATTACGAACTTAACGACGGAGCATCAGAATAATGCAACCAATCTTCACCTTTGACCAAGACTCAGCCAAAACCGCTGGCGCTGGCGGCGCATCTGAAACTGGCGCTTATGCAGGCAACATTGCTTCGGCCATTTTCACCAGTGGCCGCGATTCACAATCTGAGGCGATGGAGCTCTGCCTGGAGTCGGATATTGGCAAGATAAATTACCTTCGCATTAACTATAAAGGCCGCGATGGTAGTCCATTAAAACACGGATCTGCCCTGATACACGCCATCATGGGGCTAAACAAAATCAAGCAACTGAATGCAGTCGAAGTTCAGGGAGAGCAAGAAATCGAGTTGCACTGTCCTGAGCTCGAAGGAAAACCGATTGGTTTTGTTCTTCAGAAGGTTCTGTACACAAAAACTGATGGAGGAGACGGCTACAAATTCGATATCAAACAGGCTTTTAGTTCAACCTCTCGTAAAACATTCAAAGAAGCGGTTGATGGCGCGCCTGCTGAAGCAGTTGATAAGTTACTGCTCGTTCTAAAAGACAAGGACGAGCGTGAGCAGCCAGGAACACAAACGATGAGTGGACAGCAAGCGCAGCGCTCCATGCTTGGAAATGGTGGTCAACCACAGTCTCGACTTCAGCAAGTTGCCCAGCAACGCCAGCAACAAGCCGCAAAACAAGCTCCTGATTTTGACGATGATATCCCGTTCTAAAACTCATCCCCGCACCCCGTAATACACGAAATAAGGGGTCACCATGAAATACGATGACAATCACAGGAGTAAGACCAGCAAGGATGCTGTGGAATACGCCCTCGCCCAATTCGATGGATTAAAAAAAGGACAGCCAGTTCGCAGGCCAGGATGGCTATATCTCGACACATTAGATGCAGAGGAGCGAGCCCAGGTATTTGACGGGCAAAAGAGGCTTATAGGAAATGAAAAGTAAACGGACTTACCAGCCAAGGATGGCGCTCCCCCATTACCGGCAGTCAATCTGCTGAGGAATAGCTCACATTGCAGAGTACTTGAAGTGAGTAATCCCTCGGCATGGAAGCCTGATGCTATAATCGACGCAAATAAATCTGAAAGGAATCAAAATGAGATTATCTGCCTTATTTTTAATACTTATCCCTTCATTTTCCTACGCCACCCTCAAGGATTTAGATTTGGAGGTTTTGGGTAAGCATCTCACTATTCCATCTTCTTGTATCAAGTCCGTTCAAAATAATGAAAATGAAGAATCGGTTAATAATGGTGTTTATTTAGAGATGGGCCCACCGTGCTCTGAAAAGTTATCGGAACTTACTAAAATGAACATTGGCAAAACGATGACAATCTCATATGGCGGCCAGATAGTGCAAAAAGCAACCATAATTTCTCGATTATCATCTGGATTTATGTTCAACACTAACGGTGGCAACATGATGGTAATTAGGCAAATTATCGCTGATTCAAAGGCTAAGTAATGTCATACAATCTCGCTGATAGACCGCAAGAAGATAAAGACAAGATGGCTGTGGATTTGGCCGCCAGCGGCGTTGCATTCAAAGAGCGCTAAACATGCCGGTTATCCCTGCTCAGATAGAGGAACAGCAGCCAGCGCATTTACGTGAGTATTTTCGCGACCGAGTGAAGTACTACAGGGAAGTAGGTAGAACGATGGGTAAAATGGAATATACCCCGCCAGAAAGGAAGTAAGCACACCACCTCAATGAGCCTCGCTAAATGCGGGGTTTTTTATTGCCTAAAAACGGACTCACAGAAACGGATTTCACTATCTGGAGTATCCCCTATGAAAAATCACGACCTGAAAATCAGGCCGGAATTCTTTGCGCCCGTATATCAGGGAGTGAAGACCGCCGAAGTGCGCCTGAATGATAGAGATTACATGGTTGGTGACCTGTTAATTTTTAATGAATTTAATGGAACCCAATACACAGGAAAAATTGTAATCCGGCAGGTGACGCATGTTGCTGATATTGGCGAGTTAAAGGCTGGGTATGTGCTTTTGAGCATGATCCCTTTTGAAATGGCTGAGATGGCCTGATGGACGATATCAGCGAACTAATTCTAACTGTTGCCTGGGCCTCAGATGATGGGCGTGACCACAAAGACTGCTACCTGTGGGATATGAGAATAAAGCAGCGGCTACGAACCGGCGATAAATCAAAGAGACCGGTACCGAAGCAAGTTGTCGCGCCAACGCCAGTTAAAACGGTGAAGTCAGTGAAGGCGATATAATGGAGGCGGCATGAGTGAGATTAAGCACCCAGCAATACGCTACCACGGTGGCAAGTTCAGATTGGCACCCTGGGTTATTAGCCACTTCCCCACCCATACGCATTACGTAGAACCATTCGGCGGGGCGGCATCTGTATTGCTGAGAAAAGAGCGAAGCTATGCCGAGGTCTATAACGATTTGGACGGCGACGTGGTAAATCTCTTTTTCGTTCTGCGCGATATGACACTGCGTGAATGCCTCATCGACTCATTGATTCTGACCCCCTACTCTCGTGATGAATTTACCTATGCATACGGGGAAGCGGAAACGATGGTCGAGAAGGCGCGGAAATTAGTCATCAGGGCAACAATGGGATTTGGTTCTGCCGGCGCGACAAAAGGAACAACTGGTTTTCGTCTGGATACGAAACGCAGTTCTGCAACCGCTCAGCACTTGTGGGCAAGGATGCCTGAAAACTTAGCAGCAGTTGGCCAGAGGTTCGAAGGTGTCCTGGTAGAGAATCGCGATGCTGTCCAATGCATGTTAGACCATGACACAACTTCAACGCTTCATTTTGTTGACCCGCCATACGTCCATGACACCCGCGTTATCTCATCGCGATATTACCGCCATGAAATGGACAATAACGCTCATTTAAACCTACTCGATACCGTCAATAAACTTGAGGGGATGGTCGTGCTTAGCGGCTACAACACTGATATGTACAACGACATTCTCACCGGCTGGCAAAAGCAGGAAAAGCAATCCTCGGCAGCCGGACGGAAAGGCTCGGTTAAGCGACTTGAGTGTCTGTGGCTGAGTCCTAATATCATCAGCGGGGGTAAAGCAGCATGAAGAGAAAAATATCAGACGGTACCTGGTTCTAGATATTCCTCATTGGGTACTCGATAGCAGCAGCTCTCTATATCGTTAGTAATGTGAGGTAACTGTGACTTCTGAAGAGAGACAGAACGCGCTCCAATCGGCTGCAAGAAACTGTAACAACGAAATTAAAACCACCCTCGCCGCTCTGCCGGCCAACACAAACAAAGACTCCATCACCCGCCCTATCATCCTGCGCCATTACGAGAAGATAAAGTCACTTGGCTACAAGCTGGCTTGGCTTCTTTTCGCCATCGGCGTTCTGAATGGTCAGTTTAAGTGGTACCGGTAATGGAATTGATAAAGAGATAAGAGGCCAAAATGGATAATGTTATTAAATTAGTACCTTCGCGTTGGGTTTCAGAGTCGGTGTTAATGTCCATTTCAGGACTAAAGAAAAACACTATCAAAACGGCCCGTGAAACTTCATGGATGGAAGGGCTAGAGTATAAACACGTTGCTCCTGATGGTCAGCCGTATGACAACAGCATGTGTTTTTATAACCGAGATGAGATTGATAAATGGATAGAGCGGCAACCGGCAGCGATATCACGAAAGAAATCTGCTTAAATACCCGCGCATCTATTACAGAGGGTAATGCGGATGATTAAATATCCAACTGGAGTTGAAAACCACGGGGGCAAATTGCGCCTGTGGTTTATTTATAAAGGGGTGAGAGTCCGTGAGGCTCTCGGGGTCTTCGACACGCCCAAAAACAGAAAAGTCGCAGGAGAATTAAGGGCGTCAATTTGCTTCACAATTAAAACGGGGACTTTCGATTATGCAGTTCAATTTCCTAATTCGCCTAACCTAGCAAAGTTCGGGCAAGCAAGAAAAGACATGACTCTATACGAGCTATCAAACAAATGGCTCTCACTAAAAGAAATGGACTTAACTATTAATGCATTTAGTCGATACAAGTCATTTATATCTGTTACAACAAGCATTATTGGATGTAATAGGCTGGTCTCTTCTATAACTCAAGAGGATATTCTATCCCTAAGGAGGGAGTTGTTAACTGGCTTTCAAATCCTTGGGCATCATCAAACAAATCGCTCAATGAAAAAAGGACGGCCTGTGCCAACTGTTAATGTATATATCTCATGTCTGGGGGCCATGCTTGGCTTTGCTTTACAGAATGGATACTCAGATAAAAATCCCATGATTGGAGTTTCCCCGCTGAAAAAAGGAAGGCCCGATCCAGACCCGCTGACAAAAAGTGAGTATCAGCGATTTTTATCTGCTTCACCTTCAGAGCAAATGAAAAACATCTGGATTTTAGCAATAAACACAGGAATGAGACACGGCGAGATATGCGCATTAAGTTGGGAAGATATCGACACTAAAAATTGGACTATAACTATCAGAAGGAATATGGCAGTTATTAACCACTTTACCCCTCCAAAAACAGACTCTGGGAATAGAGAGATTAGACTAACATATCCCGCCATTGAAGCATTGAAAAACCAGATGGCGATGACGCGCCTGGGTGAATGTCATGACATCACAGTTAACTTGAGGGAATTTGCCAAGAAACGAGTAGATCAGTGTACTTTCGTGTTCTGTTATTAACCACTTTACCCCTCCAAAAACAGACTCTGGGAATAGAGAGATTAGACTAACATATCCCGCCATTGAAGCATTGAAAAACCAGATGGCGATGACGCGCCTGGGTGAATGTCATGACATCACAGTTAACTTGAGGGAATTTGCCAAGAAACGAGTAGATCAGTGTACTTTCGTGTTCTGTCCAAAGATTTCAGCCAGAAATGGCAATGGTGGTCATTGGTATTCCCCTGGGTCAATTGGAACAGCATGGAATGCCATATTAAAGAAGGCCGGGATTAGGCACAGAAAAGCATACGAATCTCGTCATACATTTGCATGCTGGGCATTAAGTGCGGGGGCCAATCCAAACTTTGTAGCAAATCAAATGGGCCACGCATCCGCACAGATGATTTACAACGTATACGGGAAATGGATGTCAGAGAACAACCTTGATCAGATGGCTATTTTGAACGCTGGTTTTAATGACAATGCCCCACTCATGCCCCAAACAATAGCCATATGA